GGCAAACGAAGTGCTTCAAGATAGCACAATTAGATTCATAGTGGTGGCATAAATGGCAGATGTAATTGTAGTACAAAAAGAAGACAACTCCGTTAGTGTGATTTACACAGGTGCTAGTCGTTTAACCACAGATCAGATTGTTGCTAGACGTTTTGCAAACTCTTCTGAAGTATACCAAGTTGTAGACTCGTCTGCTTTACCTACGCAGTCGGTGTTATTTGATGCATGGGTTTACGATGAGACTAACGGGGCTGTGGTTGATATTAGCCGAGCTAAAAATGTTGCTCACAATATCAGACGTTATTACCGCACAGAAGAAATGCAACCCTACGATGACATTATTGCCAAGCAGATTCCCGGTGAAGATGCGACAGATGCTGAAGCACAGCGAGTATTGATTCGTACTAAGTATGCAACTAAGCAAACAGAGATTGATGCTTGTACTACAGTGGAACAGTTGCAAACAATTATAGATGAGTTCAGTGGTTAAAACTCCAGTAGCAATACAACCTGCATACACAATTTATTTTGAACGATTTGCAGATTTAACATGGACTCATGCTGATGTTTATAAGTGGACTCCGGCAATAAAAAAAGAATTTAAACAAGTTCATGCGCTATTGCAGATGATGCACAGTGAGCCATTATATTGTTTAACTGATAATCCTAAATTAGAGAAGTTTGTTAAGTCACTTGGATACACGTATGTACAAACACTTTCATGTGACGATGGGATAGATAGACCTATGTGGAGATTTACAAATGGGTAATCTAGTGAGTCAACAAATGACTCCAACAACAATTCAACCATTAAACCCTACTGGAATGTTTCAGAATACAGGGTTAAATAATGTGTTTCAATACTTGTTGCAAAATCGTTTAGGCATGCCTATGTATAATACAGGTGGTGGTAGTAGCCCAGTAGTTGAACCACAACAACCTTCTAATTATACAGGTTCTCAATTTGGTAGAGATTTAGGATTTGGTCTTGCGAATATGCCGTTATCGCCTTTGTCTAATTTAATTGGCGAAGCTATACTTTCAAATGAAATAGACGCTATTGACAGAAGTTTTGATAACTTACCTGAAACTCGGGGTGAGCCTACTCAAGATAGCAGTAGAGATAGTAATACAAACGACAGTGGAGTTACCGATACTGGTGAACCAACAAGCGCAAGCACAGATACAGAAGGAAGTTTTTAAATGGGTAACGTAATTGGAGGCTTGCTAGGTACTAATAAGCCTATTAATGTTGGAAGAGAAATGCAAGCAGTTGCGGGAATGTATGCTCGTCCTGCTCAGTTTGTTCCGTATTCAATTCGATCATCACTAGGGACTACGCATTATTCTCCTGAGACAGGGATTCAAACTAATTTAAGTGCGCCTTATCAAGGAATAGTTGGAACTACTGTTGGAGGTGCTCAAAATTTATTTGAGCAAGCGGCGGCGTTTGATCCATCCAGAAGAGCCGCTCAAGTATTTAGTGAGCAATCAGCTTTATTACAACCAGAATTTCAAAGGCAAGCAACTGATTTACAGTCTCGTTTGTTTGGATCTGGTAGGCTTGGTTTAAGACTTGCCGGAGAATCACAAGGATTAGGTACAGGTTCGGGAATGGTACAGCCTGACGCACTTGGTCTTGGTAGAGCACAACAGCAAACTCTTGCACAGTTAGCCGCAGGAGCACGTCAACAAGCCTTTGGAGAACAAGCTCAGCTACAACAAGCCGCAAGCGGTATGCTACAGGCAGGTATGGGTGTAGAGCAAATGGCTCAGAACTTAACTCAATTAGGTTTCCAATCAGAAGCAGAGCGAGCACGTGCCGCTTATCAAGCAGGATTAATTGGTACATCTTACTTTGATCCGCAGATGTCTGCATATAATCAAAGAGCTAAATCTCAAACAGGATTTATTGGTGGTATGTTTGGATCTATTCCGGGCTTAAGTGGATTTGCACCGAGGTAATTAGTATGGCTGAATCAATGTTTTCAAGTGTAGCCCCTACACCAGAAGAAATATTAAAGAAAAGACGTGAAGCATATCGTGCTCAATTAAAAGGTATGAGTGGTGCTGAGAAAGCAGGCGCAGGTATTGGTGCTTTGTTTAGTCGTTTCTTTCCTGATGGTGAGTTAGAACGAGCTAAAAAAATCAATACTATTTTTTCTGAAACTCAACAAGAGTTTTTAGGGGAGCCTGCCGCAGACCAAGGCGGTCAAGAAGTACAAGATACAGGTAGTGATGGAACTATTGCGCCAACTAAAACTGCAGAAATGTCAAGATATGAAAGAGATCGTTCTTTGATTATTGACTCTGCTAACATGTACGATGTACTTGCTGATCGTCTAGCATCACAAGGTTACTCACGTGAAGCAGAAGCGGCACAAAGAGATGCAGAAGCCGCCCGTATGAAAGCGTATGAGCTAGATAAAGCATACTTGTACAATGAGTACTTGAAAGCTCAGACATCTGCTAAAGGTGCAACAAAAGAAAGAGATATTCCTGCATTAGGTAAAACGCAAGAAGCTAACATCAAAGGTATTATCGAGGGCGATGATACATTAAGACAGCTTGTTGGTAACTACAGTATTGCTGAGACAATTGGACGTTTCGGTGCTGAGTTGGGATCAATTGTAGGTTTAACTGAATCTCCTCAAGATGCGCCAATGACAGAAGATCAATTAATATCTTTGATTCATGCATATTCACAGAAGAATAATGTCTCTACATTTGAGGCGGCTGAAATTATTAAAGGACAATTGCTTGGATCACAAGGAGGAGTCTCGCAACCAACAGCACCTCCGGTAACAGAACCTGCGCAACCAACAGCACCTATTCAACCTCAAGCAACATCAATTAGCTTACAGCCGGGAGAGGTTGTTGTTGATCAAACATGGTTGCAGAATCATCCAGTAATCGCACAAGCATATCCAGACTTACAACCGGGACAGATTATCAATCTGAGAACACGCGAAATTCGGAATCCTTAACATGGCAGAAGTTGGTCGAATCACTGGTACAACACCAGAAGGTTTGGTTGAAGTAACTCTTGCTCAGCCTATTGTTGGGCAGGGTGGTACTTCTATTAAGAAGCTAAACATTACACAAGATCAGCTAGCCAGTTTGGATGTGGTTGATAATTCTATTGTAGGAAATCTAGGAGATCCTACACAATTCTCTAGTCAGTTGCCTGAAGCTGATATTACAGTTGAATATGATCCTATTGCTCAAGCATTCCAAGACGCAGAGAATGAGATCCTAGCTACACGTATGCAACAAGATAACGATGATGAGTATAAGACATCTATCTGGGAACGGTTAGCGTATGGGTTCGATAAAGGCACAAGTGACTTAGAGAATGCAGGGTTATTACTAGAAGCAATGCATCCAGTGCTGACGCTTTCTAATAAAATTAAAGACCCTGAATACATGGCAATGGACTTTGATCAACGCCGTCAGTTATTACTACAGGAACGTGAGCAACAGATTGCGGCAGAGAATGCAGCGGTTATCAATGCAGGTGAAACTGGTTCTGTAGCACAAACTGTTGGTGAGTTTATTGGTATGGCCTCCTCACCTACTACATTGATTCCTGCTGTACGTATTTTAAAATCTGCATACTTAGGTCTTGCAGGACTTGGTGCTGTTCTTGGTGCAGAGTATGAGACATTAAATCAGTTAGCAAATACTGGTGAAGTAGACGCTAAAGAAGTTGGTAAGGTTGCGGCCCTTAGTGCAGTCGCCACTCCTGCGTTAGCTGTTACATTAAAAGGTGTAGCCAAAGGAGTACGTAAAGTATTACCACAACGTACCTCTCCTGAAGTTCAACAAGCTAACATTCAAGTCGATGCAATTAATGAATCTCTTGCACGTGCTCAGATGCAAGGTGTCCCTAAAGAAGAGATACCTCAGTTTATACGTGATGATTTAAATCTTGTTGAGGGTGACATTTTACGCATTGCTCAAACCGCTGAGCGTCAGATTAAACCACCAACACCTGAAGAAGCTAAGCTGATTGTTGAGGCACGTGATGTAATCAACGATCCAGTAACTGCCCGTGTTAAATATCCTTGGTGGGATAAGGGACTCAGTAATATTTCATATGATATTATGAGAGTAAACCCTACGCTTGGTTTAAAGCTACGTGACCTTGAGCGTAAAGTGCATAAAGAATCAAGTGAGTATCTCTCCCGCCTTGAGCCGTGGTTTGAACAACTAAGTAAATTACCAAAGACGGTAGCTAATGATCTTAATCTTGCATTACGTCTAGGTGATATGGATCGTGTATCAAACATCTTAGCTAAGCACAGTGATATGCCACTGATACTACGCAACAGAGCTACTGATGTATTGTCAGATATCTATAAACGTCTTAAAGGCGCAGGATATAACGTAGGTAAAATTGAGAATTATTATCCTGCCAAAGTAAAAGACTTAGAAGGGCTGAGATTATCTCTGACGGGCAAGCAACAAGGAATGATACAGAATGCGATTGCAAAACGAGCGGCGCAACTAAAGGTCAGTCCAAATAATGTACCAGAAGAAGATGTAGCTACAATCATTAATGCTATTGCATCTGGCAGAACTAAGTTTGATTTTAGTGGTACATCATTCTCGTTTACAAAAGGCCGTCAAGAAGCATTAGATACATTCTTAACTCCAGATCAAATGAAGTACTACGCTGATCCTATAGAATCGTTACATGATTATGTACGTCAAGCTGTGTCTAATATTAACAAGCGTGAGTTCTTTGGCACAGCGGCTAAGAACAAGAGTGCTACTGATATTGATCTTAAAGATTCTATTGGTAACTTAATCAACCAAGAGATTCAGGCAGGACGTTTAACAGCCGGACAAGCAGATAAAGTATCACAAATACTGCAGGTACGTTTCAACAATGGTGAAGTAATGCCTGCGTCTTTTATCCAACAGATGCGTAACTTAGGCTACATTGGTACACTTGCTGACGTTGTATCTGCAGGTAAGCAGTTAGCTGATTTGGGTGTCAGTGGTTGGATGAATGGATTTAGTCATACCCTTGCATCCATGTTTGGTAAGAAGCAACTATCTGCCGCTGACTTTGGATTGATAGATAAAGTAGCACAAGAGTATGCCACTGCTGAGAAGTTTGCAGGAGCCTTGACTCAATGGTTTAAGTATTCAGGCTTCAGCCGTATTGATCAGTTTGGTAAAGATGTCTTTGTCAATGCGGCACTACGACAAGCGCAATCTATGGCAAAGTCTGTCAAAGGTACAGCTAAATTTAAAGATCGTTGGGGTGCAACCTTTGGCGATGAAACTGATCAATTGATTAATGACTTACGTACAGGGACAATCTCTGACAATGTTAAGCTGTACGTGTGGAATAAACTATCTGATGCTCAACCAATCTCTTTGTCTGAAATGCCTTATGCATACTTAGCGGTTCCTAATGGGCGTATCTTCTATCAGATGAAATCATTCTCAATTAAGCAGTTGACTAACGTGCGTAATGAAGCAAGACAAGATTTTGAAAAAGGAAGATACCTTTCTGGGATGCGTAAAGCAACTGGATTGATTGTAACTCTTGGTGTTGCAGGTGCCACAACTGATGAGATTATTGACTTTACATTAAATCAAAATGCATCAGTAGATGATATCCCAGATGGTGTAGTTGAGAACTTGCTTGGTATGGTAGGTATGTCTAAGTATGTACGTGACAGTATGACTTCTCGTGGCCCTATTGAGGCCGCTATAAACAACCTGACCCCTCCTATTGCAGGTGTTGTTACAAGTGCATACTACGATGTTCAGAACTTACTTGATGGTACTCTTGATGAAGATGGCATCCGTAGCTTAAGAACTTTACCAATTGTAGGTCAGACTCTATACAACTACTTTGGTGGTGGGTTAGAGCGAGCTAAAGAAAAAGAGTGGGAAGAGCGGTTCGATTAAAAAAGCCCCCTTGCGGGGGCAATCCACTGGAGGGTGGTTCAGTCGTCAGCAAGTCCGTAGACAGTGCCAACCATAATCTTTAAAAATGGTATGTTGAATATATAACCATCAAAGAAATAAATTGTAGCGTCCTCTTCTGATTCTCCACGATGCCGTCCATATACAGGCTGTGCTTCTACAGACTCAACAGATAATCCGAAGACGTGCCACCAACTAAATTGTACTACCATCCCCAATCATCTCCTTCCAAGCCGTGTGCGTTGTAGTCAGTTACGCGCTTCTCAAAGAAGTTACTCATTGAACTTCCACCTAGTATCTCCTCCATCCACGGGAGAGGATTCTCCTTAACCTTCCAGTTCGTCTTGAGACCAAGTTGGAGTAAACGTCTGTCTGCGAGGTAGCGAATGTACTGCTTGACATCTGCCGCCGACAAACCTTCCAAGTCACCCATCTCATACGCAAGATCAATAACCTTGTCTTCAAGTTTGACTGCAGTTCTAAACATCTCGTAGATATCTTTCTTGAAATCGTCATTAACAATGCGTGGATGTTCTTCACAATATTCCCTGAATAGTTTAGCCATACCTTCTGCGTGTTGTGACTCATCACGTACTGACCACTCAACAACAGTACACATACCCGGCATCTTACCGTAGCGTTGGTAGTTAAGTAGCATCGCAAATGCTGAGAACAAACTCATACCTTCATTCAATACTGAACGTGCAATAGCAAGGGCTGTACCGCTAATAGAATGTACGTCAATATCGGACATGAACTCCAGTTTTGCAGACATTTGCTGATACTCTAAGAACGTAGTGAACTCCTCTTCAGGTAGTCCTAGTGTATCGTTGAGTAATGCATAAGCACGTTGATGAATAAACTCACGGCTTGCGAACGCTGTCAACATCGCACGTATCTCATTGTTCTTAAACTTAGGGATGTAATACTCTAGGTAGTTCGTACCAACAGCAACATCAGTCTGTGTGAACAATCTCAGAATCTGTGTGATGTGATTCTTCTCTGCTTTAGATAGCTTATCAGACTTCCAATGATTCACATCTGTCTGTAACTCTAACTCATCCTCAATCCAGTGGATACGCTCATGCTGTGTAGCGTACTCAACAGCCCAAGGGTATCTAAATGGTTTATAACTTTTGCTCTGTTCCTGCAAGCTCATATAATTGTTTCTCCAGTGTGTCCACTTTATTGGACAAGTCTATGATTGTTTCGTATACGTCATTTAATAATTGTTTGTTGAAAGGGTCTATGTCTTTGACCAGTTCAATTCTTTCGAGTATCTTGTTGTTCACGTACCTTAATCTCCAGTTCAAGTCCGATGACTTTGGCGTGTTGCTTACGTGCTTTCTCCCAGTTCCTGTTGCACGATGCTTTGAGTAATTTCAGCCACGCCTTCTTCAGTCTCAGGTCTAAGCTCATATCCGTTCTCCTTCTCTATTGCCATCTGTAACAAACGTGTGAGACCTACTTCAACCAACAGACGTGTAGCTTCTAAATCTGTCACGATCTCTAAGTTTGCAGAACCATCTTCATTCTCTTCCAAGCGTTTCACTTGGATAATTCCTGTTTCCATATTCTCTCCTTTGCATAAGATAATTACATTTTATGTAATGTACTCACACTTTTATGCGAATGCTATCCCTGACAACTTACGCAGACATCATCATCCTCAAAGTCCTTGAGAGCATTGCGATCTACTTTAGTCCCAACCTTCTCCGCTGTAACACCTGCAGTCGTTCGTAAATAATATAGTCCTTTAAGCCCTTCTTTCCACGCCTTGAGGTGTACCTGATTGACAATAGCCTTGTCAGTACCCGATGGGAAGAAGACGTTAACACTCTGCCCCTGACATATAAACTCTTGTCTTTTGGCGGAGTGTTCGACAACCCACCCCTGATCGAGTTCAAATGCTGTCTTAAATGTGGCCTTCTCGTCGTCGGATAGGAACTCCAAGTGCTGTACAGAGCCTTCATTCTCAAGAATACTTTGCCATACCTTCTTAGTGTTCTGTCCTTTTTCATCTAACAGTTTCTCCAAGTATGGATTACGTACCGTGTGAGAGCCTGCTCGCGTCCGATGCACAAAGCAATTAGATATGCGAGGCTCAATAGAGGCAGAGCAACCGCATAAGATGCTACTGTTAGCGTTAGGAGCGATAGCCAGTAGATGCATATTACGGACACCTGTACCCCTACCGTCAGGACATTCACCACGCTCGATAGCCAACTGGTATGTTGAGTACTCTGCCTGCTGTTTAATGTCGTTGAACATCTTGTAGTTTTCACTTGCGGCCTGCCATGATTCCCAAGCTATTCCTTTGGACTGGAGGTAGCCGTGGAAGCCCATTGCTCCGAGACCAACTGAGCGTTCTCTGTAAGCTGAGTAAACAGCTTTTGACAATTGTTCTGGTGCGTTGTCAATAAAGAATTGAAGCACGTTGTCCAAGAATCTGATAAGGTCTCCAACCATACCGCTTGATTTCCAGTCATCATATCGTTCGAGGTTGACTGAGGAGAGGCAACAGACTGCTGTGCGCTCTTCATTTGTTGCGAGATGGATTTCATTGCAGAGGTTGCTACCCATAATTGTGAGTCCAAGCCGTCTTTGAGCTTCTGGTAAACCTCTTCTGGCTGTGTCGATAAAGTTAAGGTAAGGACTGCCAGTTCTGAAGCGAGCTTCAAGTATTCGTTGCCAAAGTTTACGAGCTTCGACTGTATCTCTGACAATTCCTGTATTTGGGTCTGTGAGATTCCATTGTTCATCATTGATTACCGCCTCCATAAATGCGTCACTGATGTTTACTGCATTAAATAAATTAAAACATTTGCGATTGATGTCACCACCAGTCGGTACTTTAAAAGAAACAAACTCCTCTATGTCAGGATGGCTTACGTCTAGGTACGCCGCGTAACTTCCTTTCCTTGTCTTCCCCTGTTTGTACGCAGTCATCTGACTGTCCACTACTTTCATGAATGGTATCGGCCCCGGTGCTTTGTCTGAGATCCCTCTCACGTCTGACCAGTGCCCACCCACACCTCCGCCCTTTACGGAAAGCCATGCTACTTCACCATTATGTTCAATAAGAGAATCAAGATTGTCGCCCACGTAAGTAAGGAAACAACTAATAGGCAACCCACTAATCTTTCTATTCGGTTCTGGGGCATTACTGAGTACAGGTGACGCAAACATAAACCAACCTTTTGAGGCATAGTCGTAGATGCGTTGTGCCAGATCCAGATCCCCATAGCAGTAGGCCACTGCCGCACGAGCGAAAGCCTGCTGAGGAGACTCTTCGTGGTCAAGCATATAGTAATCACGCATAAGCGTAACTGCTTGATCACTGAGGCGACTGTCTCTTTCATAATCAATCGTTATCCCAAGGTGTTGAGTCATCGAAATCATTCTCCAGTGTATCTTGTTTTTCTTCAATGCGATCAGCGAACCGATCTACCAAGTCTTCTGAGGTAATCTCTAATGTTTCCATCAGAGTTACCTCATCCAACTGCTTGAGTTTGTCTTTAATTTCTTCAAGCGTGAACATTTATTTTACCATACTTCAATCAGTTTGTCAAGGTAATGTTTGCACTTTTGTAAGTCTAACACCCCGCCTTTCTCTTGAAACCTAGCGATGTATTTGATTACATTACCTATTAGGAATCCTTTGAATTGCTCCTCAGTCATCCACCCGCCTTCCATAGCGTCCCAAGGTTGTACTTTCTTCTCAGTGTAGTGTTTACCACCATGTTGGTATTCACGTGCCATCTCATTTAAATCAGGCATAACGCTCCCTCAAGTAGTTGATTGATACTGGCATCTCATCGAATGTACCGTCCTGTACCTCATGTAACATCCAGATACCAGACCATGAGCCATTCGTTTGCGGGTTTAAATACTCCTCATCGTGTTGATAATAAATACCTGCGAACAATCCAGTGATACGCTTACCATCAGCACGTCTAGCGTATGAGATACTACGATCTTGTACGTGTCCCATCACACATGACATATGTTGTTTGTTGATCAATGCATTAGAAGAACTTACTGGTCTTCCCATAACACCGCTAACAAAATAATGGCTGTAACAGACACCATCAATAACCACAGGTTGTAAGAAATCATAGACCTCCCATCCCATCTCCTTCAAGTATAGATCATCGAATGACATGAGACCCTCTAGTTTAGGATCAGCGTTGATTGCACGAGCAATGCGATACTCATGATTACCCAACGTAAAAACTAAACGAGGGTTCCACATCTTGTGCTTGTTGCGAGCAAGACGCTTCTGCTCTTTCTCAATAGGAGCCATGAACTCCTGCATTGCCTCGATTCCTGCATTGATATCATTGATGTAACGTCTACCTTCAAACGACTTCTTACCAACATCATATGTTGACAATGATGGCATATCAAAGTGATCACCAATATGTATGATTACATCAGGCTTCTTCTCTACGGCATATTCTCCTGCCCATCGCATGTGATCCACTGGATTACCCGGCTTCACTTGCGTGTCAGGTATGACCATATGTTTAGTCATGACTAAGGTTCCTTAACAATTCAAAGAAATGCTCTGCATCCATTACTGCGAGAGGCTTTCTTCTGTTTTCTTTAACGATGACAAGTGGCTGTGCATCGCCTCGATTGTTGCACTGGTCAATATAACGATAGACTCCAACTCTCGCAAGGCTCTTGCATTCGACATCATACGCGAAAGACTTACGAGCCAGAGGGCTGAGTTGAAGATCACTGCCGCTAACACCCATGCTTGTACTTCTGACATCATCCTCCTCCAAGTGGGGATAGATTTCCAATACCCGATCACGTGTCCACTGTTGTAGTTTACGCCCTTTAGCTTTAGCTGATTGCGTCTTCATCTGGTGGACTCCATATCTCATTGGGTTTACGTTGTAAGTACAATAAGATTCCATTCTCTATCGCACGTTCTCTACTACCTAACTCTTCAACACATACATCAAACATCTCCTGTTCACTCAGTCCACTGAGTAATTTGTATGCCTTCTTTGGGCCAATACCTTTTACACCAATGATGTTATCAATACGGTCACCAACAAGAAACTGCATGTAAAAGTTAAGCAGTCCCTCATCAGCTTCAATGTAATACTTCTCCTTCTTTACAAAGTTGTAGTGCCATCCTTGAACCTGATCAAAGTCTTTGTCAAGGGATACAATGATACTATCGTCACCAAGTGTAGTACAATCAGTGGCAATAGCATCATCGGCTTCAATCCCTTCATACTCAGCACCGTGCCAACCAGTGATCAGATACTCACGCAACAATGCATGATGTGTAGGCTTCTCACCTTTACGGTTACCTTTGTATGGAGCGGTGACCGCATACTCATTTCTGTAGTTTGTACTGCCCGTGAGATACGTTCTCCATTCCGAACAATCCAAATCGAACATGAGCATGTCTTCCAAGAATGAGGCCATCGTCCTGATAGCCACACTCTCAGACTCCTCTTGTGTTGCAAACCCAATGCGGTAGCAGAGGATGTCACCGTCAATTAAAGCAATCACAGAGTCTCTTCTTCCTCTACAGGCTCTGGTGTATATGCATTAAGATCAGTCACTACCATTTTAGAAATACCAAGAGACATTCCTGATGTACCAGTAGGTGACTTCCATGAGTAAGGCTTCACCATTAGGTTAGCACGACTACCGTTACCCACTTTGATCTCACGAGAGATAATCTCACCGTTCTTATCATATGGTGTGATCTCATAGTTGGTTGACTTACAGGTAATAAAGAAACCTTTCTCTGGCTTATCCGAATCTTGGCGTACTTTACAACCAGTCTTCTCGATAGCTTCTACCTGATCACCAGTGAGGTTGACAAGATCGACTTGGTATTTATTGCTGAGCTTGTTACGCTCGTACAAGAAAGGCCACATCAACTCTACGTCTTCAAGTTTAAATACTTCTGACATTTACTTTTCTCCTAAGGAAGTAAGTGAACATATATTATAACACACAATATCAATGCGTGTCAAACCATGTTTTACCGATTTTACTTTCGGCATCTACGGGGCAACGAAACCCCAAGTTAATCCCTGCTTGTTTAGCAGAGGCTACCATGATCTCCGCAACGTCTTCGCCATAGCGTTCCGCTGTTTCAATCTGGATTTCATCATGGACAAACGCAACCTGCTTAACAGGGATGTCTCTATCTCTGAAGGTTTTGTGCGCTTGGATGCACCATTCTTTTGCGATAATAGCACCGCACCCTTGAAGCAAAGAGTTGAGGGCGGCATGCTCAGACCTGACCAGTATTCTTCTACCGTCCAAGCCCGGCACATACCCTTGACACGCCACTTCCGAAACTTTATCCATAAGTTTCCTGAGCTTAGGGGTGTTGCGATAAAAGTTATTGAGAGTCTTCTGTGCTTGCCTTTGATCTGTATCCAATATCGTAGCGAGCTTTCCGATACCGCATCCATATAACAATGCGTAAACCATTGTCTTTGCAGTTGGTCTGTCGATACCTGCGGCATCAGCATTCTTCTGATGGATGTCCCCATTCAATAACTCCTCAGTCCACTCAGGATCTTTCATGTAGTGTGCGAGACAGCGTAGCTCGATCCCACTGAGGTCTGTCCCGACTAATACATTACCATCATCAACAGTCCACAACGCACGGGACTCCTTACCATACTCACTGTTGACACTAGGTATCTGTCCCATGTTGGGACTCATATGTGTCATACGTCCAGTCACAGCACCATTAGTGATGACCCTGCCGTGTACCCTACCGTCATCCTTGACGTTATCAATCCATGAATCAAGTAGACCGACACGCTTCTGTATCATCAGGTATTCAGCAATCAGTTGTGCTTCAGGTAAGTCAATTGCCTTGAGTGTACCCTCATCAACTATGATACTGCCTTTCTCAGTCTTCTTAGTAAACTTAACGCCACGCTCCTGAAGACGCTCTGCGATTTGCTTGCGTGAACCCACATTGAATACGGTAACCCTGTCCTTGAGTTGCTTGCCTGTCTTCTCTGACCAACGCTCTTCCACAATCGGAGGAAATATATTTTGTAAGTGGTCAGCGATAAAAGACATGCGATCTTTAAGCGTAGCCAACAAAGAGATAGCTTCTTTCTCGTTGAGTTTAAAACCATTGTCTTCTTGCCTCTTCATAATGAAAGCAATCTTGTGTTCAAGATCCAAACTATAGCCAAATTCTGATAACTCTTTTGATAGTTTGTTATATAAAAGAGATGTTACATACACATCTTGCATGCAGTACTCTGCCATCTCTTCTGTATAACCACCATCAAAGTCGGTGAAGTCATCTTTAAAATTACCGAGACGTTCACCCCAAGCACGTAAGCTATGCCCACCCTCCAGTTGTGGATTCAACAGCCTAGACATGACCAATGTATCACGCACTTTGTTTAAAGGAATCTTGATGTTCCACAAACGTGATAACAAAGGCCCGTCAAATCCAATGATGTTATGCCCAACAATCACATCAGCGTCTCGTATCTGACGTTCAAGCTCACCACTTTTTGTATGCGTAAACACAGTGGACGTATTGAAGTGATCGTTAATTCTAGTGGCACAACACCATATCGTATCGTGTGCTAGGTTGGTCTCAATGTCGAGTACCAATACCTTCATTCATCCTCCTCATCCTCTAACTCAGACTCGTGCATAATCCTGAGATTGAGGTACTGTCCAAGTCCATCCTCAAACATTACCCACTGTTCACACTGTCTGTATGTCCCCATAAAGTGAGCATCACTAATGTATACACCATCACAAGCATACTCATCACCAATGACTAACCACTTCCTACTTTTTAAACTTGGGCTACAAGTCATCATCGTTCACCTCAGTCATTCTACCTGTGTCACGTGAATAAAGCAAGCTACAGGCAGGCCCAGTCGTACCACTGAATCTGTTCTTCAGTACACGCACACGAGTCGTGTTACGCTCATTCACATCCTCAGCCTGACCGTTACGCTCAAGGCCAATCACCATATCGGATAGCTGTGCGATCGAGCCAGACCCACGTAGCTGTGCTAGTGACGTAGCCGCACCTTCCTCATGCCCTTTAGATTCAGGACGCTTGAGATGTGACACCACAATCAGAGCGATACCAGTCTCCTGCACTAACATACGTAGCTTGGTCATGATCTCGTCAATGGCTTTACGCTCATCACCAGAAGCCTGCGCGGACACGACAATTGATATGTGATCGAGGAATATATACTGGCAACCCAACCCTTTCGACAGATACCTGACTCGATTGATGATGTTGTCCACTGATGTGGAACCAAAGTGATCGAACAGATATATCCTGTCAGTACCAAGCGTAGCATTGAACGCATCCATCTTCTCCTGTGAAGTTGACTCAGAGTCTGGTAGATGTAGTGGTTTATTAGCCGCCAGTGACATCAAGGATAGACCAGTCTTACGCACAGACTCCTCCAAGAACATGAGACCCATACAGTCTTCAGTCTTATTGAGTACATGCCACACAATCTCACGCACAAACTGAGACTTACCAAGCCCAGAACCTGCAGTGATCGTCACCAACTCACCTTTTCGGATACCATATGTCAACCCATTCAGTCCCGCAAAAGGATAGTCACAATCAGATGGTGCAATCGGACGCATCACCTCTTGTAGTAAAGAACTACCGACAACAATCCCATCAGGGACATGCTGTTCAGAAGCCCACCACTTGTCAGAAAACTCCTTGGTCTTCTTCTGTTGGAGGTAATCACACGCATCCTTCATACCATCAAGGTGTTTGAATACCTTAGCCTTTGCACCGAATAACTCAGCAATCTGAGATGCCGCCTTCTGTCCCGGATCATCCGCATCAAAGCAGATCACCACATTATCAAAAGAATCAAGCCATTCGTATTGCTTCTGAATATCCTTGACTGCTGATGCCGCACCGTTGCGGATAGATACCACTGGATACTTAGACCCAAGCATCTGATATGCCGCCATCGCATCGAACTCACCCTCTACAACGGTGACAAACTTACCTCCCTTACTGAACAGATTCTGCCCATAGAGTCCTGCACTAGACCAGTCTCCTGCAATGCGGAAGTCCTTGTCTGGTGTGCGTGTCTTAGTTGCCACGATGTCACCCGATGGAGTGGTGTAATTGAAGTGGTAGTTCTGACCTTCCTTGGCACACTTGTATACCTTGGCTGTGTCACTACTGATCCCACGCTCAATGATAGTCACATAATTTTCATGGGTAACTGACAGTTGTTTTGCTTCCACGTGTACCTCCCTATGGGTGTGTGGTAGATCGTCGCTCTCAGGCGGTGTACGTGCCTCACAGACAAAGCAATGTGTCCACCCATCGTCATTGATAGATAGACCATCACTCGATCCGCAGTCACTGCATGGTTGATGCGTCTTTACAAATGGCAAGCTCATTCTCCTTGTAAATTTCTGCAAACAAACCAAGAGCATAACACGCAACAGGATCGCCTGTATAGTCACGCATACTCAGGAGTACACGCAACAGTCCATACTTATGGATCATTTGTGTTGTGCCAATGAGACACTCATGTTCAATCATCTCTTGCATTATCTCGTCAAAGTTCACAACGTCATCTTGCAAGAGATCATCTTCATATTTAGTCATAACTAAACTCCTTAGTTTACTAAATAGATATTATTAATATTAATAATAAACAACATAGAAAATATTTTACCATACATCTTCATCAGAGTCAAGCTCCTCGTCAATCGACATCAGATCAGTTCGCTCGATTGCTTTCACATCGGCTCTGATAGAATTGTAACACTCGTTACACAAGTCTAAATAGTCCTCGTAAGTTGCTGATTTTCTTGTACTTTCAAAATCAGTTAATAGTTTATCACAGGCTTGACATCGCATTGTTTACCCCACGGTTTTGTAATCATCCAGTGACAACAGGGTATCACACCATGCCATGCCCTGTCAAAGTTTTTACGTGGAGGGATGCGACCACCTTCTCGTCGCTCAAGTCCGTACTTTTTGCGGTAACGGCACGCAAATTGTCTGATTGAGTTGAGCGAACCACCCAACTTCTCAGATATTTCAGCGGCAGTGTGACCGTTATTCCACATGTCAACAAATATTTGCATTTGTTCCGGTGTATACTTCGCTTTCATTCTTCATACTCCCTCTGCATAAGATACAACTCACCAATGACATGCTCAGCCAACGCAAGACGACCACGTTGCCACTCAATGTGCTGATTCTGCGCACCTAATCGAGTACTGATTGCCTCAACAATCCCCTCATGATCAGCATCTTCAAAACCATCCGCATAGATGTCGTCAAGAAACTCAATCATCTCTTCTGTTGTGTAAAACTTCTTCATGAATAATCTACCTCTTTCATTGTGAATGGAGGGCCATCACGCTCAACATCGCACCATATTGCCCCACCGTTTTGAGCCATCTGCTCAACTTCTTGTATCAGTTGGTTCTCTTTTGATGGTGTCATCAAGTTCCAACTCTCTAGCTCGAGATCTTCCAAGTGCCAGTAGTCAGGCATGTCTGGATAGTTCTTCTCACACTTCCACGTTGCGCAGAATAAGAACTCATTCTCGTCTTCATCCCACCAAAAATGCGTACCATGATAGAGGCACTGATCTTTGCAACCAATCATCCTAGGTCTCCCATTACACTCACTTCATCGCGTGTCATGAACTTATAATCCATGTCCATCACATCGACATCATCAAGCCATGCATCTTGTGAGTTACCACCTGCGTCAATACCAAGGAACAGCACACGCCCTGCGTATGGATAGGGGTACACATCAGGACAATACCAGAACGCATCCTCCTCAAACAATCCCTCATCATTCACATAGATGGCATCACCGCCCTCGTCATATCCACCAGAACCAAACACATCACACTGTAAATGCTTCTGGATATCACGCCAGTCCTCAACTTCCACGTTCTTGATTGTCTCAAGATATGGATCTACTAATACACCTTTCATTACATTTCTCCCCATCCTGCGCTACGCAACCATGCATTGTCAGCGTCAGAGTCAGTTTCTCTACGCTCCCGTGTATGCTCACAAGAGTCACACAACAGAAGTTCCCCATGAATTCCAGTCGTACCACACTTAGACTCTACCTCTCGATAGTCGTATCCGCATGGTACATACTGGTACACCACATTGTCACACATTACTACGCTCCTACTAATGCTGTTAGATGAAACATACTCACATCGAACCCAGAGTTAAACTTACCACGGTTACACTGCTTGTATGTTAGTTGCTCGCACCATGAATCCCATAACTTCTCAGTGCTCCGGTTACCCTTGCAGATGTTGATGTAGTTGTCGATCTTCTTCAACTTTGTATCCACCTTGGCGGACTTGGTAAACACGATATCCTTCTCCTCCACCTTGCGGAATCGTCTGAGGTTATGTACATCTATGCATCCCACTCGACCGAACATCATCTGCATCACGAACCCTGCCTTAGCCATACCAAGACCCGGAACCATTGTCAGACGCAACATCATCATACGATCACGCTCATGCTTCTTACGCATGTCACCCCAGTCACCACGCCACATATCCATGAGGTCATTGTATAAGTCCTCACGATTCTCAAGCAGGTACTCAAGTGTCTGCTTTTTCAAACCCCACACATACTTGGATGCGAGACCGTACCGCCTGTAATCAGCCATCTGATTCGCCATTGTGTGAAAGGGTGTCTTAATACTCAACACCACGAACATGATGCCATCTTGCATGTGATGTGCAGACTTCTGCATGTATGCGTTGATGACAGGATTTACTTCACGAAAGCTCATTAGTTTATCTCCTCAATTTCAGCTAATCGTTCTTGACATCTGCGAGCGCGTAACTGATACCACTCAGAACCGCCCATCATACTGAACAATTCATATGCCGTACCGTAGTTACTACGAGCCAACGACATATACCCACCTTCAAAGTCATCATTCGCTTCACTGAAGAAAGACTCAGCAATGAATGACACTTGACTCTCACGCAGATCCTTAAGATCAAACAACTTGCATTCAACTTTCATAATGACTCCTTAGTCATGACTAAACATCTACTCAACTCGCCCGGTTACTCTCGGGCTTACTTACTTAGACGATTCTTGTCAGGAAAAGTTCCCTCACTCGCAATCATCGTACACAAACCCACACACCTGTATGTATACAGAGAATGGATCATTAGAAAATTCCCACGATTGGCGACCATCATCATAGATTGACAACACGAACTCGCCTATCTTGTCACCTAATCCGCAACAATACAGACGCTCCAAGGTCTGTTCCATATTCATAATGTCATCAGTGAGAACTCGCCCACCTTCCTCGTATGTGTGAACATAGACTTCAAATTTCATAGCGCATCCCTTATTACAGGTATAGATAGAAGAAGCATCCCAATGAGAGAGACACCACCACCAACGAGTATGTCTGGAATTGACACACTCAACTCGATTAATCCCATGCCTGAAACCAGAACATAGAACCCACTTAATCCGCATACCCAATTCATAATTCGCATGACTCGTTATTCCTTTTGGTTATAAAACACATAAAAAAAGGGGGCTTTCGCCCCCCTGATTAGGCCGCCTTAGGCTTGGCTATTGTGTCCAATAGTGCCAAGGCTACCGCTTCAGTGTCCCCGCCCAAGATTAGGGCTAGGGTTTCGGCCTTGGCTTTCACATCCTGCTTGGCTAAGGCCTCAATTAGTGGTTTGTAATCCACTTGGTCAGAAGATTTCTTTGTCCCTTCCTTTAGGTCAGATGACTTCTGTACTTCAGGGCTTGCGCCCTTGTTAGGTGCTGTCCCTTCCTTTGGAAACAAATCCTTCAGGTATTGGCTTAGGTTGCCGCCTTCCGCCTTTTGGATCTCATCCCCGTGTCCATCGCGGTAATGCTTCAGGACTCTTTTGGTTTGGGACTTGTACGTTGGTACGGTTGACTCTTTCACGTTGGGACATTGGTCAGATTTCCAGAAGGTTTCTAACTCTTTGAGTATGTCCTCCATTTTTTCCTCGGTTAGCTTGGCAGGTAAGGCCTTCACCATGTCCTTGAGTAATTGGACTTGGCTAGTCTCAACAGAAGCCTTGAGTTGGAAAGATTCGGCGTACAGGCGTACAGCATCATTGACTGATTTAGTCATGACTAAACTCCTAATTATCTATGTTAAAGAAAGCCCTCGAAAGGGCGAGCGGGGCAACCGCTTACAACTTAGACAAAACAGAAGGGCGGTTAGTTCCCGATATTATGTTAAATTGAATAATTTTTTTTATTCGCCTTTGATACGCCCTTACATACAAGCGCAACACTACACCATTACAGGCTTTCAAGGATTCGCCCTTGTTTTGAATCTCAACCAAGAACACTGTTTATATCGAACACTTTAGTCATGACTAAACAGATACACCCTAATCCTAAACCGATACAAAGACCTTCCTTTGGCGTGTCTCTTTAGTGGGTGCTAGTGGGTGCTACTAAGACACATATACTTTACCTGTACAGAATCTCTGTCAGACTCCCTAGCCTACCCTCCTACACCCCACCGGGAGGGGCGGCATAGCCTCGCGCGTTGTACAGATCCTTCTCAGATACAAAAAAGAGTCAATTTAG